CCGCTTTCGTCCGGCGTTTACACCTCAGGACGGCAAAGTGACCCTTGTGGCACAATCGACCACGGTTCCACGCTCCATGGCTAGTATGGCGGCATTCGTCGCAGAAATGAGAGGCTATACCCCCACTGCGGAGTTTTCTATGGATCCCAGCAACGGATATGACAATACCCTGCGATTCTTCAAAGGAAAAGAATACCAACAATATCTCTCGAAAGGCTCATGGAAAAAGATACTCCGAGCCTATCAGGAAAAGCACACACCCACAAGGCTTATCGACCGTATATTCAAGAAAGAGTGGGAACAAATCATACCCGATCCTATAACATTCATGACCCACCTATACGCGTTAACCATCATATTGCCGAATACCGACTACGACATATCCCTATATCCGTGGTTCACAGAAGAAGAAAAATTCGATTTATGGAGTGCGAACAATCTATCGCAATACCTGCGTAAAGCCAACTCCATTCCCGGAAAAGGACTCCCTGTCGCCATTGCGAAACCTCTGTTAAAAGACATGTTGGTTACATCGCAAGCGGCGATCGACGGAAACGGTGTCGAAGCCAATTTACGTTTTGCACACGGTGAAAATACAATTCCTTTACTCGCCCTGTTAGGTATTGAGAATGCAGCCGTTGTAGAAGCCGATCCCGAAAAAGTAGCCGAGGTTTGGCAGGACTTCAAATACAATCCTATGGCGACGAATATCCAATGGATACTTTATAAAAATACCGATGGGAAAATACTCGTGAAAGTATTGTTCAATGAACAAGAAATAAAATTACCCATCGATTCGGAATATGCACCTTATTACGATTGGGAGCTATTCCAAAAATATTGTGAAAAGCAAATGGCAAAATACCCCGATACGACACCGGCCCTGTAATTAATCGGAAATATCTGCCTGTTGAAAAGTTCATTATAAGATTCGCTCACCAAATTTCCCGATAGCAGAAAGATTGACTACTTTTGTAACGGGAAAGAATTGCTGCATGGAAACTCGAAGAAATTACACTCGCCAGAAAAAAGCCTACGCTCCGAAAGTTTCGGAACAAGGCAAGCTACAACCTCAGGACAAAGAGCTCGAAGAAGCCGTGTTGGGAGCTCTCATGCTCGAAAAAGATGCCTATACCACCGTTTGCGACATCTTAAAGCCAGAGTGTTTCTATGAGCCGACCAACCAACTTATTTATAGTGCAATATCCCGGTTGGGAGCACAACAACGCCCCATTGACATGCTCACCGTCACCGAGCAACTGCGACTCGACGGAAAGCTCGATGAAGTCGGCGGAGCCCTCCGTATTTCCGAACTTACCGGACGTGTAGCATCGGCGGCGCACATCGAATACCATGCCCGCATCGTAGCCCAAAAATATTTGGCTCGGGAATTAATCGAATTTTCCAGCGAAATACTCAACAAGGCCTTTGACGAGACCAACGACGTAGATGACCTTATGCAGGAAGCCGAGGGGAAACTCTTTGAAATTTCCCAACGTAACCTGAAAAAAGACGTTACTCAAATAGACCCGGTACTGAGCGAAGCTATCAGACAAATTCAAATAGCAGCCAATCGAAGCGACGGATTGAGCGGACTGCAAACCGGGTTTCACGACATCGACAAAATTACTTCCGGTTGGCAAAATTCCGACCTCATCATTATCGCCGCCCGTCCCGCTATGGGAAAAACGGCATTCGTCCTTTCTATGGCAAAGAACATGGCTGTCAGCTATAACACGCCGGTGGCTATCTTCTCGCTCGAAATGTCCAATGTCCAGCTTGTCAATCGTCTCATCATCAACACTTGCGAAATCCCCGGCGATAAAATCAAAAGCGGACAGTTGGCCCCGTTCGAATGGGAACGGCTCATGTCTCGTATCGAAATACTGAGGAACGCTCCTATATATATAGACGATACCCCCAGCCTTTCCGTTTTTGAACTTAGGACAAAAGCACGCCGATTGGTTCGCGAGCACGGAATCAAAATCATCATCATAGACTACTTGCAACTGATGAACGCCAGCGGTATGTCCTTCGGGAGCCGAGAACAAGAAGTCAGCACCATATCCCGTTCGCTCAAACAATTGGCAAAAGAGCTTCAAATACCTATCATCGCCCTGTCCCAGTTAAATCGTAGTGTGGAATCCCGGGGTAACGACAAAGACGGTAAAGAAGGGAAACGCCCGCAACTTTCCGACTTGCGTGAATCGGGAGCTATCGAGCAAGATGCCGATATGGTTTGCTTTATACACCGTCCCGAATATTATACGCGGTCCAAGGAAGATGCCAATGGAAACAGCATCGAAGGCTTGGCAGAATTTATCATAGCCAAACACCGTAGCGGTGCGACCGATACCGTGAATATGAAATTCGTCTCTTATCTGGCTCGATTCCAAAATTACGACGAAGACACCCGACTGACCGATTTCAGTGCACCGGTAACCTCGAAGTTCAATACTCCCGACACGAGCACACCATCGGCAGCGCCACTGTCTGGGAACCCCGATTTCCTGAATCCCCCCGGTTCGTCTAATAACGATATACCCTTCTAAAAAGAACTTTTATCTCCCGACCGATGTTATTCTTTCGAATAACTAATATAGTATGGAGAAAAAACGACAAAAAATCTGGACTGCGATAGGTGTAGGCATAGCTATCGCACTACTGTTATATTGGCTCACATTGGCCATTTGGATAGACGATGATACCGATCCCCCTATGCCTCCTCCCGTAGAAGAAACATCAAATTGTTAAAATATACTAAAATCGCTCCGGATAAAAACTTTTTGCAATACAAGTGTGTTTTATTATCGAAACCGGGAAAGAAACGGCTCTCCTTAGGGAAAAAGAAGCGAAACGTCGCTTCCGTCGAGCCAAAATCTCCGGTCTGGAAGAGTTAATTTATACGATAATATTCTTGTTTTTTGTGTGTTTCATTGGTATTATATTATCCTTTGTTTATTCCTGTAATAAACATTATCCTCTTTCTTGTTTTTGATATATTTCAAGTAGTAAAGCCCCGTCGTGAGACGAGGCTTTACTATTTACATTCCCCCATCAACGTATTCCGAGTCTGTTCAATGCTTGCTGGTATCGAATTGCATTTCGTTGATGCTCTGCCAAAGTCACGGCAAAATTATGATAGCCCGAAAAATCCTCTTTGGCACACATATAAAAATACCCGTTCGGTGTATGTGTCAGCACGGCATTGATAGCCTGTTTCGAAGGAATCCGTATAGGGCCGGGAGGCAATCCCGTAACCCGATAAGTATTATATGGCGATTCTATGGTCAAATGAACATTCAATATGCGTTTCAGCGAAAAATCCCCGTGGGCAAATTTTACCGTAGGGTCTGCCTGCAAAGGCATGCCTTTACGCAATCGGTTCATATAAAGACCCGCAACCTTTCCCATTTCATCACGTTTGTTAGTCTCTTCCTCTACGATCGAAGCCAGAGTCGCTACCTCCACAGGAGTCAATCCCCACCGCTTTGCCTGTTGCTCCCGCTTTCCTTCCCAATAAATGCGATACTCCCGCTTCATCTTCTGTAAAAAAGATTCGGGAGTCACAGTCCAGTAAAACTCATAAGTATCCGGCAAAAACAAAGCCGGGAGAGTCGCTTTCGTAAAACCTAAATCCGCACAAACACTATCGTTGTACAGCAAAGCCAACAACTCCTCTTTCGAAAAAAACAACTGCCCCGATACCCTTTCGGCCAATTGTTCGAGAGTGCGTACGTTATTAAATGTAACTCGTATGGGAGATTGGCTTCCCCTCGACAATTTCAAAGCCATCTGCCGAGCTGTCATACCGGCATGAAGCCGATAAGCTCCTACACGAACATTAGAATCGAATTTATAAAACGACAGCAAACGTTTTACTCTCGGGATCGAATTCTCATCTGGAATCACCGAATGCAAAGCACTATCGAGCTGAACATCATTCCACTTCGGATAAACATAGCACACCGTTTGTTCGGTAATAACAGGATCATACAAATAACTCTTCATTACCGGAATAAACAAACATGCGAGAATCAAAATAAGCCCTCCTGTTATCCAAGCAAATATCTTTATACCTTTATTCACATTCGACATAATAATCCGATTATACACAGCGCAAAAGCACCTTGACGGGACAAAAGTAACGATTATTCCCGAAATAAAATAATGCGAAAAAGTTTGCTGTTTCAAATATTCCGCTTATCTTTGCGCTGCATTTGAAAAATGACATCAACGACAAATCGTCCTTTGGAAGGATGGGTGAGTGGCTGAAACCACCAGTTTGCTAAACTGACGTACTCGAATGGGTACCGGGGGTTCGAATCCCCCTCCTTCCGCAAATGCAAAGCGTAACATTTTGTATAATACAGTGTTACGCTTTTAACATTTTAAATATGCACAATATTTGCACAAGATATTATAATCCTATTTACTCTTTCTCTTCCAAAGTTACATCAATTCCTACAATCTCACAGTATTTAAGGAAGTTTTTCAAGTTGACATTCTTCCCACTTTCAATGGCATTGACAGTTCCAAAGTTCATACCCTGTTTCCAGATATTATATTGGGTCAATCCCTTTTCTTCGCGAATCTTACGCACTTGTTTCGATAAATCTTCTATTGTCATACTCCTATTAATTCCTTCTTTATCGCCTCTAAAAATGCGATAGATGTTAATACCGTATTCCTATAATTATAATCACTACCGGCTGTAATTGCATTCTTACGACCGTCTAAAATCAGCGTATCAATGAACAACACCATTTGCCGAACCGTAATATTGCCGATGTCTGCCGAGAATGTCGATAGCGATGTATAATACTTCATAGCCTGTTTTAAAAGGCCCCGTATTTTAGTCTTATCAGGATTTTTACCTGTAATACGCTTAATGCTTATCTTTGCGGAAATATTAGATCCTGACAATCCGGGCTCTATGCGGTAATCCTCTCCGACTTCCTCGACAATACCGTCTATATACTCGACTTTGGCGATGAATCCATTGTCTATGTCCGAGCAGTATATGAAGTCGACTTCTCCGAACTTGTGCGCCCGGTTATGGTCTACAATGAATAGTGGAAACTCTCTCTTCATAATTTTATAGAATGGTTACAAATTCTTCTCCGATATTGAAATTACGGTTATACTTCCATGTGCTATTGTCATTTTTCCTTTTTGCTAATTGAATTTCAACCGTCATATCGTTGTTTACTAGAAATGTTGCCGACCATTGTGATTGGGTAGACGGATAATCGTAACCCAATATTCGCTTGTATTCGTCCTCCGTAATTTCGCTTTCAAACCAGACTGTTTTGCCAGATTCAGAAGATATACGATTTAACGACAATAAAACACCTTTAATCTCAATATTCAGCCCGTCAGGATTTTCTTCTATCACACGCCGTGCTATTTCTGTGCGTTCTTCTTTGTTTGTTCCTGCAAACCCGTTATGAGAGGTAGATTTATTGGCATTGTCATACTTGGCATTCGTTTCGTCGATTATCACATCTTTACGGCCACTGATTAAGTCCTTAATTTGAGTTTTCATATCGTTTTTTTAATTGGTTACTGTTTGTTTTTGATTACATGGTAAAGATACTTCATTTTATTGTATATACAAAATATTGAAGTATAAATGTTTTATGATTTATCAATATTTAACAAAACGAATGATGTGGAAAATTTTCCGCAAAAATGATTGACATAGAATTAAACACGAATGCCGGAGCTTCTCACCCCGGCATTTCCCTGTTCATCATTTGCATTTCCGAATATTCCTTTGAAATTTTCGCCTCATTCTCCTGTTCAAAAGACCGTTATCGGCAAACCGATTCAAGGTATCCTTCTCTTCCGGCGAAAGCAGGTTATAAACCTCCTTCCTCGACTTGCCGGAACAGATGGCTTGTATGATTTTAGCTATCTCCATGTATTTCCCGAATTAATTTCTTTCTGCAACACTCACATAGGAACTTCTTCGCCACGGGGAACATCTTCTGCCCGATATATCCCCGAAGGTACTGTTCTTCCTCCCCGTAAGGGTCAATGCCGAACGTCCGGGATATATGCCTGCACAAATGCCCCTTTTCATGATCCCAAGAGTTTTGGAACTGTTCGGGGCTCGTCGTCATGGCAATTACCATCACCGTCCGTCGATGCTCGAAATTGGAATAGGTAAGTCCTGTATTCAAGTTACCGGACGACAAACTTCTGAAAGCATTTTCCAGATTATTCCCCGTACAACCGATACGTTCCAGCTCCCGGAGTATGGTGTTTGTCCAGTAGGTGGTAACGGCGTAAAAAACCCTTACGTGCCAGTCGTATTTCGCTATGTAGAAATCCTGAACAATCATGTTTTATAACATATCTTCCCACATGATCGGAGTACCCGAACCTATACAATCGGCATAAAAACGTGTAAAGGGCAACCCGTCGTAACCGTCAGGGTCGTCGATATAGTCCTTTACAAACAGAGCCAAATGGGTATCGTCGGGAATCGATGATTTCAAATAGTCGGCCTTACCCATATTGGCGACAAATACATGGTCGTACCCTTTGGCCTTTTCCAACTTCACGCCCGCCTGTGTCAAGATGACCTCCACGTCTTCTTTCGAAAGGGCTTTTATCTCCTCCTTCTTTCCGGTGGCCTTGTTTTCGGCCTTCATTCTGGAAACCGCCCACTCGCACATGTTCTTGGAGAAGTGCCAGCCGTATCGGGAAAGGTACTCAGTCATGCCGGAGGGGAAAATATCATAAATGTCTAATCGTTGGTTCATAACACTGCTTTTTTATGTTTTTGAAAAGAGAGGGGATTTCTCCCCTCCCGATTAATAGAACTCGCCGTTGGCCCGTCTGCGTCTGCGTTCCCCCATTTCGTCATAGTACGAAGGAGGATAACCGGGAGCATAACGGTTGTTCATTCCACTGGAAGAACCTCCGCCATAATTCCCGCCGCCGTAACTGCCGCCATTATTGCCACGGAAGCCCATATCGCCGCCCTGCATTTCCCGCATGGCAGCTTCATAGCCTTTCTTGTAGCCGTGCTCGCAACCTTCCTTGTAGGCCATTTCGAGCTCTCTACCGCCGCGTTCATTGAATCCTTCATATCCACGGCCTTCTTCTAATATTGACCACATTCCCATATTACTTTTTGTTTTTAGTTTCAGCAACACCGAGCTGTTCCATCAGTTTTTTGTTCATGGCCATTAGGTCGGCCATGCTTCTGCTCATTTCGGACATCTGCCCTTTGAGGGTGGCAATCTCCTGCTCCTGCCTTTGCTTCTCCGCAAATTCGGGATTCAAAATTGTCAATATCTTGTCGCACCCGGCAATCACGTTCTCGTGGTAATTACGCCGGTTCAGTTCGTCCAAGCTCTTTTGCCGGATAGCCGACACTTCCGAGTTCATGGCCTCTCTGGAACAAGATATGACTATGTTGCCGTTTTGCCCGAAGTCAGCGATGTCCGCCCCTGCCGGCAAGTTCTGGAACGTCGTGTTCTGCCCGTTCACGCAGACCACCACGTCCACCACCATTTCCATCTGAGGTATCTGACCGATAGGTGTCGGCATGGGGTACTTGGGCTTCGCAGCCGAAACGCTGACGACGGAGCCTATATCCACTAAGGGATTTTCGTCCTTATGAAGGATAAATAACTGGTTGTTTGCTCGAAGATTCTGAAACATAGTTTTTTTGATTTAATGGGACTGCCCGATAAAAGGCAGCCCCGTGTTAATTATTTGCTTTTGGCAGCGACGTTGGTTGCCGCCGTCGCCGTAGTAGGTCTGTACCCACCGTTGACAAGGTACACTTCGTTGGTGTACTTGTTGTAATGGATTTCATAGATCCCCGTACCGGCGATATTCTCTACCGTCACCGGCTCGTTGTTGTAAGCCAGCAGAGGTCTCGTGTCCCCGTTCGTCCCGATGAGAATGGGAAGCGTTGCAGTCGTTCCGGCGGGTATCGCCTGACGGAGATTGATATAGAATCCTCCCACATAGTCCCTGTTACGGAACGCATGGTTTGGAAGTTCCAAAGTAACGTTCTCCGTGCCGACCGTCACCGCCACCGTGGGCAGCGTGTTGAAATTCGCCCTGCCCAGCGTCGGGAATGGAAAGGGAAACCCTGTAAAAAAGTTAGGCCACATATATACCTCCTTTCTTACTGGAATTAACCCCAGTAGTTGTTGCAACCGCATCCGTAACCGCTGCGCCTGTATGCGACATCGCCCGCATAAGCACCATAAGCGGCAGCCCGGTACAAGTCCGTGTTTACAGCCTGAATGTTCGGATATACCACGGGAACGGTATTGGGCAATTTACACTTGATGCCGTCCACGTCGCTTTGGAGAGCCTGCAAACCGGCAGCGAGGGGAGCAATCTGTTGCCCTACTGCATTGAGAATGGTCGCATTCTGGTTCCGTTGGGAGATTTCAGCCGCCAAAGTAGCCTTCTCTGCCGTCAAAGCGGTGATCTTGTCCTGTAAAGCCTGAGTTTGGATAGAATCCAGCTTCGCCAAAATGGCACGAGTGTTCTCATTGCCGCTGTCCACGAGGGAGTGGGTTTGTTCCGAGGTGGCGATACGGGTTTCGTATCCTTGTCTCTCGATTGCGTTTTGCGTCTTGCAGCAGCAATCTGCGATTTGGGTAGCCAGCGTACAATTACCCGATTGAATGCTGTTGATGATCTGTTGTGCGGACATGCCCACTTGGTTGCCGACACCCTGAATCAAGCCCTGAATGTTGCACAAGGCGGATTGTAACTGTTGGGTAGAGCAGTTCAAGGACGAAGCGAGTTGGTTGATGGCATTACCGTTCCCTTGAATGGCCGACATCAGGTATTCACGTCCTACATCGCCGTTCAGCTCGGCAGGAAGCCCGCCCCGGTTGCCAAAACCTCCGAATCCGTTACCGCCCCAGCAGAACCACAGCAGGATAATCCAAATCCACCACATGCCTCCTCCCCAAGCGTCCTGATTGTTCCTTCCCTGATTGAGAAGGGCCAAGAGTCCGGGATCGACCCCTTTACCGCCCATCAGGTTGGGCAATAAAGCCATGATGTCGAACTTGCTTCCGCCACCATTGGGCTCTTGATTGAAAACATACGTTCTTTCCATATAGATATAATTGATGGTTACGGCCAATATCGGCCGCATACAAACGTATGGCTATTGCCGTTGCTATCCTCGGATTTCGGTGGCTATCCTGTTGCAGACCCGTTGATTTGTCGTTGTCAGAATAAAACTTCCCGAACACCGCTGTTTCAGGCTGTTTTTCAATTTATTCACTCCCTGTCGGGTCATGGAAAGATAAGCGGCGGTGTTCTCCTCGGAGAAGCCGAGCGATACCAACGCACAGATGAGCAGGCAACGTGCGTCTACCGCATTTTTGTTCGCACCGTTGATCAATTCGCCGTAACACAGCTCACATTCCTCGCAAACGATTTGCAAGACGTGTTCAAAGATTTCATTGGTTTTCATATCTCTTGCTTTTAAATATTTGTTAAATTATAGATTGTTGACACAATAAAAAACATCACGTTCCTGTTTAAAGGCTGTGAAAGCCTCGTAACATTCCCCGTGATGTTGTCTCTTGTTAGTTTTGGAAGAGCAGCAAGAGATTGAGGCTTTCCTCTTTATACTCCGAAGCCCCGAAAGAGTCGTAAATCAAATTATATCAAGAAACCCAGTCCTTTCAATTTTGTTATCCATTTCATGATGTAAGGGACAAGCAGCAAGACAATGCCACCGAGTGCCCACCAGCACCATCGGGGAGTCTTGTACTTTACTACCTCGACGGGGTAGGGTACTTGTATGCTGTCCGTCTTGGATATATACAGCGTATCGATTCTGTCCTTGAACCTGTATATGTACTTGTATTGGAACTCCCGTATCGTGTCTCCCGATTTCTCGATGAAAACACTGTCCCGCATGTATATGGAATCGAGCTGCACACGATTCATATACACCGTGTCGCTCTTTGTCGTTTCCACCGGAACATACACATGTCTGGTACAACTCGTCGCAGCCAAGATAGCCAAAAACAATAATAGGAATACGATATGTCTCATAGGCTCAGTATTTGTTTCCTGTTCTTCGATGACGACACATAAGACACGTGCACCCAACTGTAATTGCTCTCGTCAATCAACTGGTCGAAGGGAAGGTTATCCCGAATCAACTCGAACAGCTTCTTATTCTCCGTCTTGCTCCCTGCCGTTATATCCGCCGCATTACCCCTCATGTGCTGGCTGCTTTTCGCACCACCCACGGCGGCATTGAGTTTGGGACAACGATAGCCCGAATTGACGGTTATCGCCTTCCCGTACATCTCCCGCAAGGGGTCTAAAACATGGGTGACAAGGTTCGACAGCGCAACCGATACTTCGGTCGTCGGGGTATTGTCTATACCCAGTTTATCTGCCGTCGAACTCTTTGTGAGTTCTTTCATCGTGAAGTATTTCATATCTCGAAGATTAAGTTTTCCATGTTGTTAATTCTGTCCGGCTCAGATACGAGCAAATCCTCTTCCGGAAATTTTTCTTGAAATTCTTTCCATAACAGATACTCCATTTCCATGTATTCTTCACTGCCTCTTCTTATGCTTTCAGGAGAGACCTCCACGATATGGAAGTTGGTCTGTATGTCGTAGGCATACCTGATCCTTATTCCCGGTATTTTCGAGGCAATCGATTGAATCGTCTCGATGACAAAATCCTGTACATTCTTATTCATGTCTTTCTTCATTTTTGGCGACAAAAAAAGCGGTGACTTTTTTAGAATCACCGCTTGTAACGAATGTATGAGAGAGTAGCCTTAGGGTTAGGCTTATCCGTTATTGAAAATGGGACAAACGTAGGCCGAAGGCATTATCAATCCTCTCTCCTCAATTCATCGAGCCATTGTACAGGGTCGACATCTTTTAGACGAGGATAAGCCTTTTCGATTAAAGAATTTAAATAACTTTCATCGAATTTTGGAGAATAATCAGCCGGTATCGGAGGTTGAGAATCCGTATCGGACGAGTTCTGGACATAGGGGAATGAACCTTTTGTATCCATGTGAACAATGTTTATTTTTTTCGGTTCGGGAAAATACCCTTTAATACGATATTGGCTAAACCTAATACATTGATAGTTGTCGTAGCCAGTAGAGCTATCAATATTTCCGGGCCCAATGAAAATAATCCGATCCCGCAAAATACAAGAATGGCAATTACTATGAATAACCATATGGGGATAATCCACATGACCCATCTGGCCAAATGTTTACGAAATTGTGTATCTTGTGAATATCGCTCCCGTATTTGTTCGGATAAATTCTTGTCATCTATATCGCCCAAATTTGAGTCGGGAGAAATATGGACACCATTCTCACTACGTAAATCCAAGCCGCTAAAAGAATCTTTCTGTTTAGTCATGCTTTGGGAGAAATTAGTGTCTTAAAATACTCTTGGATATAACTATCCGGGATTCTATCCCCCCAGCTGAATGAAGGCTGCTTAACGGTCCTATCCCACGGAGAACCGGGCTTGTGAGACCATTCCGTCAGATAGGCGGCAGTTTTAGAACCATAGCTGCCAAAGACCAGTTTCATCAGAGATTCCATTTCGGAATCACGGGCTATTTTTTCAAGGTTTTCATCAGAAAGGGAAATTTCTGAAAAATCCTTTTTTATCAATTTATTTCGAGTGGTCGGGAAAACCGGACCATACGGCCAAGCCTGAGGGTGCTCGTTTGTCAAGCGTTCGTTCTTTACGTAAAGATATACTCCATAAGCTATATACAACAACTTTTGAAGCTTAGTCATGTTAATGAAAAACTTATTCTGGTTAGCAAACGCAATGATATAGTTTGCAACCGTAACGCTATCGTATTTATAGGTATCGCTTATCATCTTGTTGCAAAGTAACAAAAAATATCGTAACATGCAACCAATTCTTATACTTTTTTACGATAAATCAAACGGTGATTCCAAGAAGTCAAAGAACGCTTTCCCGTCGCCGGGTTATAAAAATTCATTTTTTTTCGTCAGGCAATCCAAACCTCGATTTGAATCACCAGCCCTCCCAGTATGGTAGCCAGCAAGTCGGCATACGACCAAGCCCCCGGCTTCCTCCACTCGTCGACAGCCTCCTTGATACAGCCCGCTATGGCAGAGAACAGCACACAATATTCCGCCGTCGCACCTATCACGATGGCGAAGAAAGAGGCGATGACACCTCCTGCGATAAAATGCAGCAGCTTGTCGTGGGGAATAGACAATAACAACCCTTTGATTCTTTCCAAAATTTTCTTCATATTATTCGTTATTTAATCGGTGATAAAAATCGAGCTTGATACGGTCATAGACAGAATATACATTGGTTTTAGCCCTGTCATCGTTCACCGTATGGGCATATATCTCGTTCTCGACAACCTCTGCCACCCATTCTATCCATTCAGGATTGGTATAACATGAAAGACGTTTACCCCGATAGGTAAAGTAGTCGAAACGGCTGTTCCTGTCCTCGTACTGGTTCGTGAGATTTCCGATAATTTTTTCATGCGTCCTATTCCTGTCGGATATATGGTTTTCCTTCCTAACTTGTTCGATAATTTCTAAAACCCGTCTGGCGGAAAGGTTGAAAAATTCACTCGTCATGTTCTTTATCCGAAGCTGCGTTTCCGGTCTAAGACCTTCCGATATGTCGGACAACATGTTATTCTGGTCGTTCGTCTTTTCGATAAGCTCTTTCAGGGATTCGCCGTAATCCTCCATGCTCTTGGTGATAATCGATTTGAACCACTTGAAGCAGGCCACCATCATCATGGCCGACAACACCAAGAAGAATGCTGCGGTCATCACCAAGAACCCCTGTTCGCTTATCCCTCTGGCTACCTCCGTAGCCTCGTTTATCCCTCCCATATCAATGTTTCTGTTTTTCGATTAACAATCTGGCTTCCTCTTTGCAGGATTCCGCATAGGCGTTATAAGACTCGAACTCCTCTGCTTTCGTATCTCTTTGCCGAAGTATCGCCAACTCCTCCGACAAGGTATATTTCCGACGGATCAATCCGTTTACCGTTTCTCCGTAGTCCATTGGTACGGGAGGTGTTTCCGTTCCGTCCTCCGTCGCTTCCGGTGCTTCTTCGTACTCATAGACTATCGCCCCGTTCCGGTAATACATCACGGGTATTTTTCCGGGTATCTCTTCGGGTGATGGGATAGAATCTATTCGTATGAATCCTTCTATCAGGGTTTCGCCATAATAAATATTAGTGACTCTTTCGTCGCATATTTTAACTTGTATCATATCAATTGAATTTTTTATACCTCGGATACAGAAGTTTTCCATTTCCCAAATTCGGGTTAGGTATCTGAATATACCCGAAATCTCCTTTTATCACTCTCCCGACATATTCGTCCATATTTATATCTGCATATACATAAATATTATAGTACAAGCTGTTGAAAGTGAGTTTATAACTATAACCATAAATCGCATTGCCCATCAATGAATCGCTTGGGGAAACATTGACATAAGTATTCATGGCATATCCCGCTTCGTTTTTCTTGGCAAGAGTTCCGTTATCTATGTTTGACATCTCTATCGTACAAATCTTTTGATGGCTGATAACATAAGCCGCACTTTTGAAATAGACGATAATGTTATATCCTGAACCTTCTATTTTCCCGACAAATGAAATATCGCCGTTGGAACTGTCGATTTTAAACAAATTACTGTACGACAGGAAATAATTGAATCCGTTGTATTCGCATTGCCCGAAATTCTGAATATCTGAAATAGAGGCTCCGGACAATTCTTTCAGATCGAATTCTTTTTCAGTGAGACCGGTTTCAAAATCTATCAGTCGTAGAACGCCATCGTTTTTGTAAAAATAAACGAAGTCCTTATATTCGACGAAGTTGCAATTATAGTACGGTTCTGATAAAGTCCATATCTTAGTTCGTGTATCTAAATCCCAGCAGGTGATGGCACTACTGTTAGGTACAATGATTTTACCGTCTTTATAAACGAAGCAAGAGTTTCTAATATATTGATATGAATGTATATTTAACGGGATTTCATCATAAACGGTATCTTCTCCTGTCTGTTCATTCCAACAGGCAAGCCTGCTATCCTTGTTGCAATAAAAGAACAAACCGTTTTTAAAATAATACAGCTGGAAGGTTTTACTCGTATCTTCGAATAATTTCCCGTTTATCCCCTGCGCAGAAATAACATTGTCTTTTATTTCGACGTTTTCTCCACTAATCAATCTGTCTTGTTTCCCTGAAATTTTATCGTCTATGCTCTCCGCCGCTTGGTTCGCTTTATCGGCTGCCGCATTAGCGAGAGTTGCCGAGTTGTTAGCTGCCGTTGCGGCATTCTCCGCATTTCCCGCCGCCGTGTTAGCGTTCGATGTGGCTGTGCGGGTATCCGTAATAAGCCCTTCGAGCGTAGTTTGCATTTGGGAAAAACTCGTCTCTCTTAGAGCTTCCGCTTCGGCTCTCTCACTCTCTGCCGAGGTACGGCCGCTTTCAGCAGATTCCCGTTTTGCTTCTTCTGCCGTCAACGTGACACCGAGAGCCTTTATATCCGTGGCCGCCTTGTTTGCCTTTTCAGCCGCTTGATTGGCAACTTTCGCCGCCTCTGTCGCAGGACGTTGAAGATCGGCGATTTGCTCCGGCGTAAAATCGTCGTAGGTAAAAGGGTCTCCCTTGTCACCTTTTTCACCGGGCAAGGCAACCATTTCCTCCACCACAACGGCATCAGGCACTACCACCTGCTCATGAACGATTATGCAATCACTATCTGCCATATCACTTGATGATTATATTGGTTTTGTAAACATCGCCATAGTCCCATTTGCCGTCATCGAAATCGGCATCCTCTATCCAGTAGTGCCTCTCGACCGTGAGCAAGCCATATCGGAAAGTCCCGGAATTGAATATGCCGTACAGCACGCCGTCACGGAACACACAGTTTTTACGTGTCTTTCCGTCGTAGCTCACTTCGCAACAACAACCGGCCTCGTCCTTGTAGATGAACTTAAACTTCTTCGTCTCGGCATCGATTGGACTCCCGTTCTTGTCCTCAAAGCCAATGGTAAACTTAATATCCTCCCATGAGTATTTCTCTTCGTACTTTTTGTCACTCATCGCTGCCATCGGATAATGCGTTGAACATTTTTTCCACCAGAGCTTTCGTCTCCTCGACCGTGGAGGTCATGGAATAGACATTCATGTTAAAACTGCCTTGCCCGACAGTGACATGGCCTTTTTCCACACCGTTTTCCACAATTCGGTAATTGACCGCTTGCAGGGTTTCCACAGTCTCTTTTCCGTTGAACGAACGGCTGATGTTTTCGCTGATTTTTACTAACTCAATCATAATGTTTTGTATTTATGGTTAACTGATAATCCCGCTGTCGGGAATGTCGAATGTCACGTTTTTGGATAGGGAGTCGAGTTGGACGCCGGCCTCGCCCGACGAGGAGATCCCATACACGGAACAGGTCAGGTAATAGGTATGGGCTCCCGGTGGAAGGTCCGGATGTATCGTCCCCAAAGGGATATTCAAAATGAGAATCCCTGCTCCCTTGTATTCGTAATCATATATCGCGAGGAATCCGGACCCCGAAATGCGGAAGGTGTATTTCTCACCCACCGGAGGATTTCCGTTCGGAAAACTGATACGCACCTGAAAGTAACTCGAAAGGAAAGTGAAATCCACGATTTTAATCGGGGTATATGTGCTGTTTATCTCGGCTGTCATGGCTATCGATGTGGGTATGGGGAAATAATCCGCCACGGTAATCTGTTTGTCGACCCCTGTCCAGTATTCGAACGACTTCTTATCGATAAGGAACAATGTCACCTTCAAATTCGCCCCTACCGAATCCTCCCCCGGAAATGTGTCGCTCTGTCCGACAGGAAGTATCGGCGGAGTAGTGCCGTCACTGAAAAACTTGACCTTGAAAGCAGAGTACCACACATTGCCCACCCGCAAGGTGGTTACGGTGTTTGTAGAGGTATTTGTCAGCAATCGGGCAAAACTGCTTCCATTTCCATCGGTTGCCAAAATAGCCGGGTAATAATCGCCGATACTCTTGTCGGAGGCAAGTGCCAGCCATGATTCGACGGGTACACCGGTAGAATTCACCGAAGTGTCGTAATAGTTGATGTCGACAAAAAGATACGGCACATCCGCACTGATTTCGTCAATTTTACTTCCGATAAGATTAGGTTCCGCATTGTGGTCGTAGCCGTCGAAGTCACTGAGGCGACAAAAATCCGTACCCGGGTGGGGATAGGCCACATATTCGAAGGTCGTGTCGTGTATGGCGACAAGGTTTGTTCCATGCGGTATCGTCGCCTGCAAGCCATAGCGAATGCCTTGATTCTTATCCGTCTCGTTTCCTTCCCACTGGTCGATATATGTAGTGACACCGCCGGATTGCTGAGGATAGTTTTCGGATAGCGGTGCGGCCTGCGGATAGCGCACGGGTTTATGCCGGCTCCATTTGTTGATACGTCCCGGAAGGCCTCCCTGCAACAGAGGTCGTTCGAGGGCAACGATGTCGGCCACGTCCCATACCCCGTTCTTCGGATAAATCCCCAGCAGGTTATAGGGGTCGGTTATCGCCACCGGGGCTGCTATCTTGTTTTTACTGATGGCCATACGCTCACTTTCCTCCTTTCCCTTTTAATTCGGACAATTCCTCTTTTAGCTTGTCTATTTCTTCTCTCAGACTTTTGACTAGACGGGCGGTCTCCTGCGTCGCCCCGGCGATGGTGTTGATATAGTCGGGCGACAGGTAGTTCAAGGCTCCGTAGCCGTCCTCCGTCTCGTATGCCATCGATGGCAATACCTCTTTCACCTTTTGGTATAGCAGCCCCGTATGGGCTTCCCCGTCCACACCGCCCTTGTTACGCTTCCGTGCTTTTTCGGTATATCGGAAATCGCATACCCTGCCCATTGCCAAGAGGCGGTCGGTGTAACTTCGGGTATAGTCGAAATCTCGCTTCAAACGTTTGTCCGAAGTCGTTAGAGCAGTGACAGAGCCTTGTGCCGAGATATTGCCTTGCGACGATATATCCCCTCCGGCCGTGATGTTACCGTCCGATGTGATATACCCGTTCGAACGGAGATAGTTTGTGGCCAATATCCCGCCATTATAGATAGTAACCCTACTGTTACCGGTTCCCGCCACGACTCCCGAGCAGTAAATTCTGTCAGCTCCATTTATGTCGCCGGTCATGGAAATGCTGCCTACACCGGTCAGATTACCCGAAACGTCACCCGTCCCGTCGAACGACTGTCCCCAGATCGTCCGGGGAGTGGCTAATTTATCGGCTTGGCTGCAAGTGACGTTGTCGAGGCGGGAGTTCGAGAAATACGTGAAATTACCGTCCCGGAGCACGACTATCCGGTTTTCTATTTCCTCGCTCGTGTCGGCAGGTTTGTCGAGAGAGGTTTCTATCTCGCTCGTATATGTGTCGATATAGAGATACTCTTTCCCGACGATTCTGAACCGGAATTGGTTATGCCATTGCGTATTCGTTTTCACCCACACGTTCCCGCTCTTGTCTATACAGGCATGTATGTACAGCACCCTCTGGGATTGACATTTCTGCATGGTCATCAAGTTAAGGGATATAGCACCCTCCCCGCAGGTAAGGTAAAGCCTTCCGTAAACGGCTCCTCCGGTCACATAATCCTCGACGGCCTCGATTTCGATGACCACGCCTGAATAATTCGTATGGCAGTCCGTGACGGTAGCAATCTTATTCCAATACCAACGACTCTCGGAATCTATATACTTATGCGATGACAGAATAATCCACCCGGCCTCTTGGTAGTGGTAAATGTCCTTGTTCGCAAAGGCGTTCGTGTTGGCGGAAATTCCTGACGAGACGGCATATCCGGCATTCGTGGCATAATCGGCGTTGTTCGCCTTGCCTACGGTCAGCCCCGTATATGTACCGCTCACGTTGTTTATCTCGGCCAGTGAATAGGTAGGCTTGTTCGGCTGCTGCGCCCAATCGTACAGGGTGATGCCTTTGGTGACAACGATATTACCACCCGTTTTGCTGATCGCCGTCACCACATTGCCTGTACCTATCGTAGATGCGCCGGCGTTGGCGAGTTTCCAAATCTCATTGATGGTGTAGGCATTGAAGGTCTCCGTCATCGTGGCGTTGTCGAATGCGCCGCCCAGATCGTCGAACCCATGAACGAGCTTGATGAGCCCTCCTCCGCCACCGCCGCCCCCTTCTCCACGCCATACACCAAGAGCGGATATTCCGCCCTGTGAATACACATTGAATTTCGAGTATATCGTATTTTCCAACTCTGTGTCGAATTTCCACATATCGTTAATACGGGCAAATCCTTCCTGCATTTGTTTTACAGTCCGTTGATACGATTGTTGCAAGGAAGCCGTCATATCATTGATGGCAGAAATCAAGTCGATATTTTTATTGGCCGATGCAACCTCCTCTTTCAGTTCTTGCGTATTCCCTTTTATTAGGTTGTTCCCGATGGTAATAGTCTGTTCGCAAGGATAGTCGAGTTTGGTTGTAAGGCTTATAACACGAGTAACGTATGAATATCCTGCGTTTATGTATTCGACTTTTCTTCCTATGGATAAATCGGGATTGTTTTTATCGAACGCCACAGGATTAGATGAAAACTGGTAGTTGTTTTGGTCGGAAGATAATCGTTCTATTTCTTCGTTCATAGCCGTTTCCAGCCGTGTGTACGCCGAATCTGTATATTCTTCCGGCATTTTGACGTTGAATAGGATAATATCGTCATTTTCTGACGGTATAAGTCCCGTAATAGCAGGGATAATATAGTTACCTTCTTCCTCTTTATATTTAATCTCGAAATCTCCTTTTTTGACTTCGAAGCTTATGCCATCATCACTCGTTATTGTTTTACTCTCATCATGGTATATAAGCTCAAATTCCATACCTTGCAAAGCCCCCGATTGGAAATGTACCGAAGGTTCCTTATTTGGTATACGCATACCATTCGGATTTTTTTCTTCGTCATAAATGGAATTGTCGAAGTTAAATTCCGGTATTTGAAAATACCATATCGCATATTGGTCGTATATAGGATCTCCATTTTCATCTGTGCCTATCTGTATTTTATCATTCGTTTCCGAGTCTATACGCCACATAAGGCGGAATCTGACATCTGATATGGAGAGTTCCGATGAAGGGTATATATCATCGAACAGGAGGATTTTGCTAAATATCTCTCCCTGTTGAAGGTTTGGCCTTATATCTTTATATCCGTTCGGATATTTTTTAGGGTCAAGAGTCAGCCGTTTGTTGACCAAATTGTTGACATTAGCACCTTTGTATTCCTGTACGATGTTTCGAGTTGACCCGAATGCGTAAAATCGGGTATAATACCCATCTTTTCCCTCCGTAACCGAAGGTGTATTGATGTTTTCACCAACTTCGAGAGAAACAACAGCTCCATGTTCGGATTTCGACAGATGAATAATCATGGAATCTTTCTCAATCCACCATTCTGTCTCAAACGCAGAGGCTATACTGTTCAAGGCGGATAATATGTCGACTGATTGGAAAGACAAAGAAGCGGAAGCGTTAAGAGAAGAATCGACGGCGTAAGTCCATGTATCCCCGGTTTCGTTCTCGATAGCCTTGCAAATAACGCTCATGAAATTGGCCGGATTATCGGTAAGAGACCAATCCGGTTCCCGATTCGTTATCTCGTTATTCTCATCGTAAGAATACATGAAAAAAGGCACTTTTCCCCATGATATAAATTCCGAATGAAATTGTGGTTTGTATTGAAATTCGACCTCGTTCTTTTGTTCTGGATTGTATGGCTCCAAAAGAGAATATTTCTCACCATCGAGCATGATATAGGCCCCTACCGGAATCTCTTCATTTTTGTCCGAATTCCACGACAATTCTACATAATCGGATTTCATCAATTCCTCTACATGAACAGATTCTTCTGTTATAGGAACTGATAAAATAGTCTCTCCTTGTATGTTTTTAATGTCTATCATGATGGTTTCGTATATCTTCATACGATTTCAGTCAAAGATAATAAAAGT